CCAGCCACCAAGATGAGCTGGCCTGGGTGCATGCCCATCGTGCGGTCGTCCAGGTCTTTGATGCCGAAGCTCAGGCCCATGGCACTCTGTTCGCCGTTCCACTTGCGGTCGATCTCATCCAGCATGTCGGCAAGGTCGACAGACATAGGGCCAGCTTGGTCAGCATCGGCGCGAATCAGGCGCGCCAATCGGCCTTGGGCATCATCCACGATGGTCATCAGCTCACGGGATTTGTCGCCCGCCATGGCCTCGATATTGCCAAGCTCACCCACCAGCTGGCGGCGGCCACTCAGGTCAGCCACGATGCTGGCGTAAGTCAGCGCGTTGGCGGCGCTGGGCGTGTTGCGCGCAACCTCGGCCAGGTAGGTCAAGCCGCCGATGTCGTCATAGGTTTGATCTTCTTCCAGGCGCTCAGAGACGGTCACCACGTCGCAGGCTTTGCCCGCGTTGCGCAGGTTCATCATGGCGGTCCAAACGATCTGGTTTTCCACGGCAGCAAAGTCGCGGCGGGTGAGGATATCGGCCACTTTGTCGATCAGGCGGTTATCCAGCAGGCAAGCGCCGATAACGCTCTGTTCGGCTTCCAGGCTGTGCAGGTTCATTGGTTGCCCTCCCCGTGGTAATCCATTTCCATGATCTTCACGAAGTTCTCACGCTTGATAACCCACGCCAGCTTGAACCAGCGGTTGTCGCCCATCAGGAATTGAGACTTACGCAGGAACTTGAAGAACCGGCCCCACCACTCGATGCCGCTCTGCAGGTCGGTGTACAGTGGTTCGCCAGTGCGCTCGTGTTTGATGGTGAACCCGGCTTTCCAGCGGGCGGCTAGGTGGCGAGCGCGCTCAGTGCCTTGCCAAAGGTTTTTAGCAGGCTGAGGTTTGTCAGGCATGATCTCTGCCCAGAGGTCGATAATTTCGTTATGCGGGCAGTTGGGCAGTTGCGGTTCTGAGGTTTTTGATTGCACTTCGGATTCATCGCGTGTCGGCTTGCCGATACGCTCCTCTACGTTAGTAGAGGTATTACTGTCTTGTGTCTTTGGTGTGCACCCCCGTGGGGTACAAACTTTGTCACCCCCGTGGGTTACATTGTCACCCCTTTTGTCACCCTTTGGTTTTGGAGTGTGCTGGGCAGTTAATTGCCACTCGTCGTAGTGCTTATTGATCGACAGCAAGCCGTGTCCAGCGCCTTCAATCTTGAGCACTTTCTTAGCCACAAGTTGCTGCTTAACCTTATTGACCTTCTGCCGCGGCAAGTGTGCAACATCTGCTATTTGACTATCTGCAATGCGATCAGCCTTTTTGTTCCAGCCATAGGTCAAGCGAATAACGGCCAGCGCGACTCGACGCTCACGGTCGGTTAACGGGGCTGTGATAAGCGCCTCTAACAACTCATTAGCAATGCGAGTGTACCCATCCTCCACTTGTGGCCCCTTGCTCGGCGCTGCCGGTGCCTGGGCGTCATCACGACGCTCTGGAAACTGGTAAATTTCTGCGGTATCGCTCATAATTGCCTCACTTGGTGTTCTTCAAAGCCCGGCACGCTCCCCAGCGAAATGCCGGGCTTTGTCGTTTCAGGACTGCCCTACCAGGGCCTACTATCGAAAAGCCGGGCTTACGCCCGACCTCCCTCAATCACGGTTAACGACGGCGCGACAGAAGCGGATTGCCGTAGCGCGTACAGCTGCTCTTTTACGGCGCTAAGGTTCGCCTCCAGCACCACGTCCTCGACGCTCATACGTCGATGCGCAGCCTCTTGCCGTGCTGCCTGCAACCCTTCTGCCGACATATTCGCTACTGCGAGCGCGATTACCTGACGATCAATCACTGCTTACTCCTCGGCCCTGTCAGGCCATTGCGCGCTGTGCCACGCTTGCCAGTAAGTGGCGTTCAGCGGTTTGTGCCATTAGCTCGGCTAGGGTTTGTCGAGCGCGCTCATCCAATGGACGCCCGTTGGCCAAGTCGTCTAGCAACTGAGCTTGCTTTAGGCGTCTCGCCTCCAGGGCTTCCAGCGCCAAGTCATGCAATAAAGGCGCGATGCGCCCGTTAGTGGTCATTGCCGCAGCGCGCTCAATGTCCTCTAGCTCAGCATCGGTGAAGCGCACTTTCACGACGTTGGTTAAGTGTTCGCCTTCTTGCTTACGGCGACGATCATCATTCAGGTATCGAGTCATGGAATTACCTCTGTACCGTGGGAATATCGCGGCCTTCACAGGCAGGCGGTTGGTGTTAAGCGGCTACAGCAATAAGGCGCGGGCAAAGCTCCACAGCCTTAACTTTTCCGCCAGTCAGCTTTTCGGCTATCAAGGCATGAACCTCAGAAACGCCGTGGCGACCTGTGGCCCAGCCGGAAACCGTTCCCTGCTTTACACCCAGGGCTTCTGCAGTTTTCTGCTGGTTACCAAAGTGCTTTATCAATTTCTGAACGGGGGTTTCCATAGGTATGCCTAATACTGAAAGGATTACCGATATATTAGATATAGGAACTCCTTTTTGCAAGCATATAGGCCAGCCTATACCTTGCTTAAATATGAATATCGGCGACCGGGTGAAGCGCGCCCGCAAACACGCAGGGCTGAATCAGCGAGAGTTGGCCAAGGCGATTGGCATTACCCAGCCCTCTCTCTCTGAACTTGAGCGCGGAGAATCACGCTCAAGCGCATACCTCGTTCAGATAGCTTCTGTCTGCGGGGTGGATGCCCGCTGGCTGGCGACTGGCGAAGGCATGATGGAAGGTGCCCGCGATCCTCGCGCTGGATATTCGGCGGGTACGGATGAGTTAATACTGCACCCGACCGAAATTGTAGAAGGCGCCGCGCCACTAAGGCCTGATGAGGTAGAGCTGCCGTGCTTTAGAGAAGTAGAGTTTGCTGCTGGTGATGGCCGCACGCAGGTAGTTGAAAACGGTGGTCACACCATGCGCTTCCCGTTAAGCAAGCTGGCTGCGCGCAACGTTTCGCCCAGCAATGCCGCCTGCGCAACTGCCAGCGGCACTTCCATGATGCCCACGATTGCCGATGGCTCCCCTATTGCTATCGACAAGGGCACTCGCCACATCATCGATGGCAAGATTTACGCGCTCGACCACGGGGGCATGCTGCGCATTAAGCGCCTCTACAAGATGCCCCTGGGTCGTGTGCGCCTGGTTAGCGACAATGCAGACGAGTATCCCGAAGAGACTTATAGCCTGATGGGGCCGGACTCACCGAAAATTATAGGCCGCGTGTTTTGGTGGGAAGTTTTTGATTGAATGGGGAGGCGCATATGCTGATTGAGTGGGCCATTTTTAGATGCTGTATGTGGCTGGTGAATGTCCATGCTCGAAACTTTAGGGGGTCATGGGAATGGCTTAAGCTGGCACTTCCTGTCGCTTCGATTGCAGGTTTTTTGTTTGCACTGGCTTTTCTGGGAAGACTTGCGCTTAACTCTGAATGGGAAACCCTGGCTTACGCCATCGTTATAACCATAGCGGCTATGCCTGTAATGACATTCTTTGCCTCAAAGCTAGGCGAGACCATGCTTTTCTTTTCTCCTATCGCGATAATTATCGGCACATACCTAGCAATTTCAATGTGGTAGAAAACACCTAGAAGCAATCAGCCCACCCTCCGAGGTGGGCTTTTTTTCGTCCCTATAAAAAAATATAGGTATTCCTGTTGACCTATTTGAAAGGTATGCCTATATTTAGAGGCACGAACACACCACAACGTGCTCAGGCCCTCACAGGCCGCCGCTCTTTAACAAGTTATAGCCTGCCCCGCCGTAGTGGATTGCATCTGCGAGAGCGCGTCAGGAGTACGCCAGTCTGAGGCTGTCGAAGTATCAGACCATTTTCCCGACGCCGGGAAGATGATCGAAACCATTTTGCTGAGGTTCGCAATATGGTCGAAAAGCCCATTCGTAGAGTGGGCATTCGGAAGGAAGCTGACACTGTGGTGAAGTGCGATTACCTACCCAGGGATATCTGGCCTAACCGCCTATCAGGTTCGAATCCTGACTTCCTTCACGAATACAGCAAAACAGCCCGTTCACTGAGCGGGCATCGAAATAGGTCATTCGCCTCAATGCGAGGCCGTTAAAGGCGTAGCGAAGGCCTATCTCGATGTTTGATCACGAATTACACAGGAGAGCGTTATGAAAGCCGGAGACAAAATAAAGCTCCAGTGGCATGTGATGGGCAAGCCAACCGGTGACTGGCTGGAATTCACGGTTGAAGAATTTCGATACACGTTGGGTGTGTTTGAAAGCGAGCAGCACCGCCAAGCTGGCCATTTCACGCCGCTTTGCGAACTCTATTGCGACGGCCCGGACGCTAAACAGGGTTACATTCCGAACTATGGGGAGTATCGAACAGATCAGGTTCCGGCATGGATTGACGTGCCTTAGCCGCTAATCAACAGGAGGTGGGTATGTGGACCGAATGCACCAGGCAGCAATATTGGGATCGGGTTTATGGCGGCGGCGATTACATCGTCTCATCAGATCCAGGTCACACGACATGGACCACCAGGCGAGGCGACCCGGTCGCGAGATCATCGCACGGGTACAGCCGCCCCACTGAGGGGAAGGAGAGATTCTATGTGTGGGCGTGAAAAGGAAAAAAGTCGATGTCGGGATTGTGGGAGGTTTGTCGAGAAAGCCCGGCGAAAACCAGCTTCATCAAACGCAGAGCCATTATGTTGGAAGTGCTGGCTCGAATATGACGACCCGGCGTTTATGTAACACCGGCGCCAGCAGCGGCTCTGCTGGCCATCAGGAAGGGCTCTGTTGCCGATAGCGGTCGGCAGGCATGGGTGCGGTGGAGCCAAGCGAAGGTTCGACAACTTCGGTCCATGTTCCGTGAAGCAGAGCCCTTCCTGATGCAGTGCGACGTGGAAAGCAGACGCGTTTGGAGATAAGCACCACTCACCAGTGAAAAATCGTACGCAAGTAGCTGGTGGGGCCAAAGCGGGGGCCCACCCCTGCGGTGTCAGCCGGAGTAGCGCCCGGCCACTGCATCACCCCATTCCGGCAACTCACAAGAAATCCCTACCAGTTGGCATGGCCTCTTGCTGAGTCGCCATGCCCGCGCTGCTTCCCCTTTGCCGACTCACTGCACTGGCACTGCGAGGGGCGCAGATACAGCAGGCAGCGCGCCTAATTAGAGAGGTGATTTATGGCTAATCCAGTATTAGATGCAGCTATATCAGCGCTGAAATCAGCGGCGAATGTGCAAGGCGCTGAATCAATCATGACGACCGATAATGACGGCAACACGTTAATCCTGCTTGGCGCCAATGAGCCCGATAGAGCTGGTCGGCTAGCTGGCTGCATGATTCGCGTCGAGGAAGAGCAGGCAGCAAAGATGAAGCACACCGATGGCTAAGCCCAGGCACACGAAGCGCATCGAGCTATCACACGCTAAGCCAGGCGTTGCTCGCAAATACCGCGAGGATGCCGAGCGCTTTGCATTGCGGTTAGTGAACGACCAGAAGCGCGCTGATTTGGCGCTACAGCGAGAGCTGAGGGAGTGGGTATGAGTGAGCTACTGAAGGTTGAGGTCAGCGAGCTTGAAGGCGCTGCGCTGGATTGGGCGGTGGCTAAGGCTGCTGGTGAAAATCGAGTTCAGGTTGATGCGCTGGCAATCCCCATAATGCTGCGCGAGGGTGTTTTTCATCCTTGCTAGTTCTCTCGGAATTGGGAGCAAGGCGGGCCACTAGTTGAGGAGCACGTCACAGCCTTAAATCAGTCAGATTCGGGTGGCTGGTGGGCTCACTCAGGCAACCATGTAGGCGAGGCACTAACGCCATTAATTGCCGCCATGCGCGCAATCGTTGCCAGCAAGCTAGGCGACACCGTAGAGGTGCCCAAGGAGCTGGTCACATGACCGCTCGCTTCATCCTCCGTGAATACCACGAAGGTCGGATCGTTCCTCGCAGCGATGCCGGCCTTTTTTGTAGCCGCAAAAATGCTAAGCGAGCCGCTAAGCGTCGCGGTTATCCCTTCCACTTGATCTACAAGGTGAAGCGCAATGAATGCGAGAACACTTAGCCTAGCGGCATTAGTGGTGATTATCGGCAGCATGGTGCTAGCCGCTAATCTGGATGCTGCTGACGAAGAGAGCCTGCACAGCACCTACTGCACGGAAGTAGCAGTTTGGCAGGCCGAGGAAGCGCGAGGCGTTGAGCCATTTGACCGTGTTGGTCACCCCGATTATCGCGGCATTGCTGCCGAGATTTGCCCAGGTCTGCGGCCCTCTGACTAAGGAGATCACCATGAACATTGCATTACGAGTACCCGATCAAGCCGCCATCCGGTATCCGCAGTTCTCGCCCGAAGCCGACACCACGCCGACCGAGCTATTCGAGAGCGGCGACTACTGGGCGACCGACTCGCTCATGCGCTGGGCGCGCCAGGAAGAAAACGAGCAGTACATGCTCGACATTTTCGCCGAGCGCAACGCCAGCCACCACCGAGATAGCGCGATTGCGGCGTGGGATAAGCAGGTTCAAGCGGGAGAGTGGATATGAACCAGTGGAAAGTAACCGGCCCGCCACGCTTCGTTGAAGGCGTCGGCATGGTCTACCCGGTGGCCAAAGGTGGCAGCCGGTTTAATGCTGCTGAGCAAGACGAGCTAGAGGCGCTGCTGGCTGGGTGGATAAGCGTTGAGGAGAGGCTTCCGGAGAATGGGCAAGAGGTGCTGGCGTATCGCAAAGGTAAGCGAAAGGAGCTGGGTCCGTTCTTCGTTCAGCGCTGCGGAAACCCTCACCGGCCCTGGCGCTATCTGGACGGCGACCGCTGTGATGTGACGCCAACTCACTGGATGCCCCTGCCGCCACTGCCGCAGAAATAAGAAAACCCGCTCCTGCGCGAACAGGTAGCGGGCCGTTCATCGATCCATCGCAAAACGAATCAATGAGGAGGGTAACACCATGTTGCTTAAAAGCGAATGCTCAGAACATCAGTTTAAGTGTAGAGGCGCTGGATACGGCTACCTGCAACACCGAGGTAAGCAGGTTTTGGCTCATCGTCTCGCTTACTGCCAGGCCAACGGCCTAGACATTTCAGATATAGATGCGCAGGTAGTTCGTCACAAATGCGACAACCCAAAGTGCGTCAATCCAGAGCACCTGGAGTTAGGAACGCAGGCTGACAATATAGCCGATATGCACTCAAGAGGTCGCGGGCTTAAAGGAGAGATGATTGGTAATTCAAAGCTGACAGATGAACAAGCGGAAGAGATAAGGCGTCTCTACAAGCCTCGCTCAAAAGACCGCAATCAATACCAGCTAGCCAAGAGGTTCGGCATAACCCAGTCACAAGTCAGCATGATAATTACCGGCAAGCGACGCAAACATCAATCAGGAGATGCAGCATGAGTCAATCAGCCCAAGTACATCAGCACCCAAGCCAACAGGTGCAGGCCACGAACCCATTTCAGGCAATGGCCAGCCGTATTAGCGTCGACCCTGACACTGTCCAGCAGATCATGACCAACACGCTGATGAAGGCGAAAGGCGGCAACCAACAGGTCAGCCATGAAGAGCTGATGGTCTTTATGTCCATTGCCAACGAGTACCGTCTTAACCCGCTAACAAAAGAGATTTACGCGTTCAACAATCGCGGTGCCATTCAGCCCATTGTCAGCATAGATGGCTGGCTAAAAGTCATTAATACCCACCCGCAGTTCGATGGCATGGAGTTTGATGACAAGCTGAACGATAACGGCGGACTAATGGCGATCACTTGCCGCATTTACCGCAAAGATCGGGGGCGCGCCACCGAGGTCACTGAGTATCTGAGCGAATGCCAGGGTAACTCTGAGCCATGGAAGAAATGGCCAGTCCGCATGCTGCGCCACAAGGCCACAATTCAGTGCGCCCGCTACGCTTTCGGCCTCTCTGGGATTATCGACGAGGACGAGGCCGACCGCTACCGCAGCGCCAACGTTGAGCGGGACGTTACGCCGCAGCGTGAGGCGTTGGAGTATTACAGCGACGTCGACTTTAAGAAGAACTTTCCCACTTGGCAGTCCGCCATTGAGTCAGGTAAGCGCACGCCCGATCAGATTATCGCCATGGTCAGCAGCAAGGCGATTCTCACCGACGAACAGAAGCAAGCTATTAACGAGGTGCAGGCATGAACATCCATGACGTAGTTCAAGGCTCAACCGAATGGGGCGCGCTACGCGCCTCTTGTTTTACGGCTAGCGAAGCACCGGCAATGGCGGGGGTCAGCAAGTACCAGTCACGATCTGACCTGCTCAAGCAGAAATACACAGGCGAAGTGCCGGAGATAACGCCAGCGCAGCAGCGCATCTTCGACAAGGGCCATGCCGCCGAAGCCAGCGCACGCCCGATTGCCGAGCGCATCATCGGTGAGGAGCTCTACCCCTGCACCGCCACCCACGACGAGCACCCATGGATGCTGGCCAGCTTCGACGGCTGCACCATGATGGAAACCGTGATCTGGGAGCACAAGCTCATCAACGACGAGTTGCGCACCGCCACGCCTGAAACGCTGGCCGAGCATTACAAGGTGCAGATGGACCAGCAGCTAGCCGTCAGCGGTGCCGAGAAGTGCCTATTTATGGCTAGCGACGGAACCGAGGAGGATTGCAACTACTTCTGGTACACCACCACGCCGGAGCGCATCGCGGCACTGTTCGCAGGCTGGGAACAGTTCAAAGCGGATCTGGAAGCCTATCAGCCCCAGGCGCAAACGGTCGCGCCGCAAGGCGAAGCACCGGACAAGCTGCCCGCGCTCAGCATTCAAATGACCGGCGGCGTGCAGGCGTCGAACTTACCGGACTTCAAAGCCAAAGCGCTGGCGATGATCGACAGTATCAAGACGGAGCTAACCACCGACAAGGACTTTGCCGACGCAGAGAGCACGGTCAAGTTCCTGCAGAAAGGCGAAAAGCAGCTTGAAGAAAGCAAGCAGCGCGCCCTTGAGCAAACCGCCAGTATTGCCGAGCTGTTCGACACTATCGACGAGCTGCGCGAAACCATGCGGCAAAAGCGGCTCTATCTGAACAAGCTGGTGAAGGCAGAGAAGGAAAACCGGCGGCTGGATATTCAGAACAAGGCGTATATGGCATTTGACGCCTTTCTGGCCAAGCTGGAGTGCCCAATCGAGCCGGCGCACAGCCTGGATATTGCGGGCGCGATGAAAGGCAAAAAGACCATCGCCACCCTGCAAGCGTCCGCCGATGATGAAGTGGCCCGCGCCAAAGTTGAATGCCAGCAGCTAGCAAGCGAGATCAATGGCAACAAGGCGCTGCTAGATGCCGAGCAAGGCGAGTACGCCTTCCTGTTCAGCGATTGGCGCGACCTGATTCAGAAACAGCGCGACGACCTGCAGGCGGTGATTGCGTCACGTATCGCACAGCACAAAGCCGCCGAGCAAGCCAAGCTAGACGCCGAGCGCGAACGCATCCGCCAGGAGGAAGTGGCCAAGGCGCAGCGTGAAGCGGCAGAGGCCGAAAAGCGCAAGCCTGAACCGCAACCTGAACCTCAGCCAGAGCCAGAGCCAATGCCCGCCGCTGCTGAGCATAAGCCGCTTGATGCTAGCCGCCTTCATGCCGCTGCCGACTCATTCCAGCGCGGCAGCCAAGTCAAAGCGCCGGAGCAAGTGACGATCTCCCGCAAGGAGTATGACCGATTGCTCGCCGCCCAGGCCAAGCTGGACGCCCTGGAAGCCGCAGGCGTGGATAACTGGTCTGGATACAGCGATGCAATGGCCGAGCTAGAAGCGGCTTAACAACCACTAGGCCCTACGGGGCCTTTTATTTTGGAGGGCTTATGGCTACGAAACCTCCCTGGACACTAGCTGATTACGCTTACCTTAAGCGCCACTACCCAACTAGCACCCCCATTGACGACATAGCCGCCTTCTTGAAAAGGCCTCGTGAGCAGGTTTGCGTACGCGCCAGGGCGCTCGGCCTGGTCAGGCCCCGTCACTGCACTGAGCTAGCGGTAAGTAACTTTGAGCAGCAAAAGGGTAAGCCGCTGGTTGAGGTGGCAAAGCATTACATGGCCAGACGTTTATCACGAACAGAGCTAGCCGCTGACATAGGCATTTACTACGGCACGCTCAAGCGCTTGCTGCCAGCAGAGCTATGGCAGTCGTGGCCACATCCAACGGTTGGCAGGCAGCTAGCCTGCGAGCAGCGAAGAGCCTAACGCCCCGCCTGGGGCTTTTTACTATCTGGAGATCATTATGCTTGACGAGAATTCTATTAACGGCGCATCACAGCTTGCTCACCATTGTTACCTGCAGTCGCTTCATGCTGGCTGGTGGCACGATCCAGAAACAAAAGAGGCCCACGAGCTTACGCCCGAACGGTTCGCTCAGAAGCTGTGCTTAATCCACTCCGAGATAAGCGAGGCCATGGAAGGCCATCGAAAAGGCTTGATGGACGACAAGCTGCCGCATCGTGAGATGGTAGAGGTTGAACTTGCTGATGCCGTTATCCGTATTTATGACCTCGCAGGGCGCGCCGGTTATGACGTTATCGGCGCCATGGTTGAGAAGTTGGCCTACAACTCGCATCGCGCAGACCACAAGCCGGAGAATCGCGCCCAGGCTGGTGGCAAGGCTTATTGATATGAGCCTACTAACCGCAATCGCTAGCGCCTTCGGCATGCCCTGGCAGCCCATCCACTCACCCCAGCCCATCATCCAAGGTCGGGGCGTTACCAAACCCCACCAGCGTCAGGCCAAGCGCAAACGAGCGCAGCGCCGAGCCAAGCGACTGAAACACTTCTAGCCCTGCCTGTGCGGGGCTTCTTTTTGGGAGATAGGCGTGGCCGCTTATTACAACGAAATCGACCCCCAGGCCGCCCAGTGGCTACGCAATCTCATCGCTGCTGGTCTTATCGCGCCGGGGGATGTTGACGAACGATCTATAGAGGACGTAGCGCCCGATGACCTCACTCACTACACGCAATGCCACTTCTTCGCAGGCGTCGGCGTCTGGTCTTACGCTCTTCGCCGAGCCGGATGGTCAGATGACCTTTCTGTATGGACCGGCAGTTGCCCGTGCCAGCCTTTCAGCTCAGCAGGCAAAAGAGGCGGGTTTGATGACGAGCGGCACTTATGGCCTCACTTCCACTGGCTCATCCAAGAGCGCCGCCCTGCAGTCGTCTTTGGAGAGCAAGTTGCGAGCAAAGCTGTCGAGCCGTGGATCGACCTTGTACAGGCTGACGTGGAAGCCTTGGGTTACGCCTTCGGGTGTATCCCGTTTCCGTCTGCGGGCGTCGGTGCGCCGCATATCCGAGACCGAGCGTTCTGGGTGGCCGACGCCAGCGGCCCGGGATTTCAAAAGCGAGTCGGCAACTGCGGAGTACCACGAAAAGCGCCAGGCCCAGAGTCGCGGCAAGCCGCTGACGCACGACGCATTGTTAGCGGGGTGGCCGACACCCAACAGCACAGTAATTCAGCACAAGAGCAAGCCGCCGATCATCGGCAATCGCAAACCGACAGACCCACAGATTGGCTTGGCGGACGTGGCGTATCATTTGGCGGGCTGGCCCACTCCGACAACGACCGATCACAGCCGGGGCGGGCTAGACCCGAGGCCGCACGACACGGGCATACCCCTGACGCAGATGGCAGCGCTGAGCGGATGGCCGACGCCGAGTTGCAGCAACGACCGCCAGCCGCAGCCAGCGGAGATGAAACGCAAGAACGGCAGCAAGCGGCAGCAGCGGCTACAAGATTTTGCCGCGATAACGGGACCAGCCCGACTAACGGTTTCTGGCGAGATGCTGATTGGCTCTTCTGCCGGGATGGAAAGTGGCGGCCAGTTGAACCCGGCACACAGCCGCTGGCTCATGGGGCTCCCGCCAGAGTGGTGCGACTGCGCGCCTACGGCAACGCGATCAACGCGGAAGCCGCGCAAGCGTTCATCGAAAGCTGGTTAGAGATATGAAAACCACGACTAAACGCTGCCCCAAGTGCGGCAGTGAGCGCCTACGGCTGTTTCGTTCGATCAACCTAAAGCAGTGCGACGAGTGCTTGCATGAATTCGACTGGCACTTAGCGCCTGGGCAGAAACCGCTAGTAGGCCCAAGCCGCGACCGTTACATAATCACCGGAGATAAGTCATGAGCGTTCACAAAAAGATCAACGACGAATTTAAAGAGGAAATGGATTCAGCAATGAAGCGCCAATTTGGGCTATCTACTCGCACATTTTGGAGCATGGGCACGATGGGATTGATAACCGAGCGCGTAGACGGGAAGCCTTTCACCCAGAAGGAGAGCGATTTTATGAGCGCCTTCTCTGCGGGATATGTCTGCGCAATGAACAAATCTGAATAATCACCGGAGACACACCATGCTGATACCCGTACATAACGGCACCGCTGCCGCACGCGAAGCAGTGGTCGATGACTTTTTAGATCACGTTCTAGCGCGCTGGGAAGATTGCGAGCATGAAAAATCAGCCGTGCTGGCCGAGAACGACGCGCTGGCAGCCGAGAATGCGCTACTGCGCGCAGAGCTGGCCGAGCAGGCTAAGCAGTTGGCTAGCATGAGGGCGGCTTAAAATGACACCAATGGAGCGAATAGAGGGCGAGTTGAGCGACGCACAGAAGCGCATTGCCGAGCTGGAGCGCTGCAATGTAGGGCTTGTTAAGGAATGCCAGGCACAGCAAGAGCAGATTGCTGAGCTTAAAAACGCGCTGACACGGCAGGCTAAAGCAGCCCAACAGGGAATGGATGCCGCTAAAGCGGTGGCCAGTTCCGAATTGGAACAAGCCAAGCGCCTGTACGCCGAATGCAGCCCCGAAGCCCTGGAGAGCGAGCGAGAGGCAAACGCAAAGCTAACGGAGCTGGTGGCCGAGCTTGAGCGCGAACGCGACGCCTACCGCGCTGCCGAGGAGCACCAGATAGCGCTGCGGCAGAAGATGGAAGAGCGGGAGGCGGCGCTAGCAGCGCATGTTGAGCGACTACAAGAAGCTGGCGATAAACTGCGAGAGCCATGGGATTTAAGCACAGTTCTTGGCGCAGAAACTCGCCGCCGCATCGAGGGATGGGATAAAGCGAGAGCCGAATCGCCTGTCACCTCTCTCGCCCGCCGTGACTCGCATCCTGATTGTGAGCTGGAATGCGGCGCTTATGGCACCTATTGCAAGTGTGCAGCCGAGAAAAGCCAGCAAGCAGCGTGGGATAAGGAGGAAGAGGACCTTAAGAAAGTCCGCGATGGCAAAATGTCCACCAACACATTTAGACGCATCCATTTTCCAGAGCTGGCCGCGAGTAGCAAAACTGAGGACCATCAATGACCCAGCAACCCAAGGGCGGCATGTGCATGGCTTGCCGCCACACCTTCGATGACTGCAGCCACCTTCCCTTTTCCACCATGCCCGCCATGAGCAAGAGCAAAGGCCGCGTCATCGTGCGGTGCACTGAGTTTGAGCATGCTCGACCAGCTACCCAACGCCCGCCGCATCGTCGCTGAATCAAGGCGGCGCAGGCTGTGGCGACTATCGACGCGACTGTTTAAAGACTTTGGCCGCTAAGCGGCTTTATTTTCGCCTGGAGGTTTTATGGGACATGTCAGAGGCCCGTTTCTTGAATACGAGTGCACCAAGTGCGGCTGCACGATCAAGGAAAACGCGCCGCGAAACCAAGAGCGCTTAGTTGATCGCATAGCTGACGCCAACGCTAACCCAGACGAGAGAGTTTGCGCCTCTTGCTGGGATCCTGGTGATAACAATCTTTAACGAGGTGAATCATGACTAGCACAGCATTTGATGACCAGTTTGCAGTATGCACGCCGGAGGAAGAAGAGGCGTTTCGGGCTATCGAGGCACGGCAGCGGGAAGCGGAGATTGTAAGGCCAAGCCAGCGGGAGCGTTTTGAGCGCTGGTTTAGCGATCAAGGCAAGTGGCCGCAGTCGGTAGAGCGAAGCGGTGAAGGTTATAGGCTGATGCAGGCGCAGTCAGCGTGGGAAACTTGGAAGATTGCATGCCCGGAAGGCTGGCAAGCCGTGCCGGTAGAACCGACGGATGAAATGCTTGATTCTGCGCCATACCCAGGATGCGCGGCTATAGAGACGTGGAGAGAAATGCGATCAGCCGCACCAGAACCAGGTGACGCATGAAGCCGCTAACAAGCAACGATTAACAGCCGCCCAAGAGGCGGCTTTCTTTTGCCTGGGAGAATGCCATGGGCGAAATGCTAATGAGCCGCGATGAAGCGGCTAAAGAATTGTCGTGCCACCCCGCAACCATTTCCAAGTGGGTGAATAGCGGCACGCTGCCAGGGCTAAAGATCGGCGGCAAAACCTACGTCAACAAGCAAAAACTAATCGCCATGATTGCCGGAGATGCACCGGTCAGCCACACTACCGATGCACCCGGCGCGATAACGGGAGGTAAGCCATGCCGTATAAGCGCCCAGACTCGCCTTACTGGTGGGTCTACCTATCCCCGCCGGGAGGCGGCGAGCCAATTAGACGCTCTACTCGGACGACCGACAAGCAGGCGGCTGAAGCGCTAGAGGGGAAATGGAAGGCGCAGCTCTATCGTCAATCCTATTGGGATGAAGCCCCCGAACGCAGCTTTGCCGAAGTCGCCACCGAGTACCTGCTGGCCAGTCAGGACAAGCGCTCATTGGCCGACATTAAAATGCGCACCGGCAAACTCTACGACTTCTTTGGTGCCGATAAAGTAATGGGCAAGCTAGAAGGCGCAGACGTTCGCGCCTTTATTGCCTTTCGGCAGCGTGAAGGCGTCGGGCCCGCCACGATCAACCGAGAACTGGCGATACTCGCGGCCATGATTACCCACGCTGTCACGCATTTAGAGTGGCCGCTACCCAACCCTGTGAAGGGCCGGATGCTGAAAGAGCCGCCTGGGCGCGTGCGTTGGATTACCCGCAAGGAAGCGGACACGCTGATAGAGAAAGCCAAAACCACCCGCGAAGGCGAGCGCTTGGCCGACTTCATCGAACTGGCACTGCACACCGGCGCACGTAAAGGTGAGCTATTAAAGCTGGAGTGGCGGCGCGTGAATTGGGAGCATGCCTTGATAACCTTGGAGCCGGAAGACAGCAAAGCAGGCAAGCGAAGAACGATACCGCTCAATGAGTCGGCAGTGGCTGCACTCAAGCGACGTCACCGCTATGCGCAAACCTACTGCCCTTCCTGCCCTTGGGTATTCTGTAAGCGTGACGGCAGCCGATACGTCTACCCTAACCCGGTATTCAAAAAGGCGTGCGCGCTGGCGGGCATCAAAGACTTCACCATTCACGACTTGCGGCATACCTGCGCAAGCTGGCTGGTATCGGAAGGCGTGCCGCTAGCCGATGTAAAGGAAGTGTTGGGGCATTCCACCATCAACATGACCGAGCGTTATGCGCACCTAGCACCCCATCGAGCAAGGGACGCAGTAGCCAAGCTGCAATCACGTTCTCATCACGTTAAAGAACCGGTTGATAATATCGAGGCATTGCTGGGGAGGAAAAAGAAAGCCTAGAAACGAAAAAAGCCCAGTAAAAACGAGGCTTTAGAATCGAGGTGGCGGAGGGACAGGGATTCGAACCCTGGATAGGCTATTAACCTATGCCGGTTTTCAAGACACCGAAACCATACCGCTTATTCATTTAACCAACTGATATTTATATAGTTATCTGCTGGGTGCAACGTGAATTTGCTATATCAACGGCGCATAACGTGCTGTTACTCACGTCAGCAAAGGTGACGCGCTCACAAACTCCTCACAGAGCTTTCAAGCATGGCTGCATGCCTGAATGCTTTGCTTGCCATACCTCCCCGCTACACCCCTGCCCTGCTATCCTGGTTTAAAACGAACAGGAGCCACCCATGGAAACCCCCGCCGAATACTTTGATCGAAAGCTCACCGATGAAGAACTGGTCACCAAACTGCGCAAGCTGCCCGCTAATCGCGCATGCCGTGAGGCGGCTGATAGGATCGAGGAGCTAACGGGGCATCGCTACCCGAAGCCATCCAGTGACCAGGCACCAAAAAGCCGCCCGTAGGCGGCTTGAGTGAGCTTCTTAATATAGCTGGCGTTCAGCGTGCAAAGCTAACCGCCTGAATGTTGACGCCTTGCGCCATTGATATGACATGCTCGAGTTTTGCCACTGCGCTTTCTAAGTGGTGTCGCAAGCTGGCGATCTCTAGGCGGCAAGCGTCCAAGTTATGCCCTTCTGCTTCTAGCTCTTTCACCAAACGCATACAGGGTGAGCGGTATTCCGAATCCAGCAAGAATTTAGCGGTCACCAAGAGTCGCCCTGAATTTTGCTGGCGAGACTTCATGTAGTAATTCATGTTCAGCCATTCGTCGATATCCAGCACCTTAACCGGCTTGGCTTGCGGCAGCGTTTCAGCTTCCAGAAAATCGCCATTGAACGTGTAAGATTCCACCGCACCAAGCGCCTCGGTGTAGAGTTCGTCCGGTATCTGATCGTACTTGGCCACGCCGAAGCGGTCTTTCAGGTATGAATAGATGCGTTTGTAGGCTTTAGGGCGTGCCGCTTCTGGCATATTGAAGCAGCGGCGACCAACGGCTTTTTGGATGCCGCGCTGATGCGCTGGGGTAAGAGGGTTTGGCAGGGCCTCACAAGCGGGCTTTGTTTCGACTTGCTGCAGCTTACCCATGCGGTAGTCGAGGAACACCTGATTCACTTGAAGCTGAAACTTGGGGCTGATCCATCCGGCGTAGCTGATGGCTAGTAGTTCGTGGGCGAAGGTGCCTTTATAAGAGCCTCCTCGCACAGAGTGGATTGGGTCAAAGTGTAAATCTGCACTTTGGGAAATCTCCTCAACTAGCTCTTTCGCTTCATCCCTTCTGGCCCATTGGCTTGGACGCTTATGCGGCTCACCGCCTGCGGCATGATGAATCGCATTTAAGCTGAAGCGACCATGCTCATCAATGGTGATCTCGTGTCCGGCGATGACAGGTAGCTGCGAAGATTCGGTTACGGTGCTAGAATTAGCCATGTCTGCTTTCCTTTGAACGGGTTGGTCTGACTTCGAGGCCTCAGGTGTTCCAGCACCTGGGGCTTCTTCGTTTTTAAGCTGCTGAGTTTTTAGTTTCACGACGCATTGCCTCCTGCAAATAGTGATTGATTAGCCATGTCTGGCTCCTGTCCTCCTGCTCCGCCTTTTCTTCTATCCAGCTTTTGGTTTCAGGTTTTAGGCGGATTTTTAATTGAGGGTCACGTTGTTTCATTTGAATGTAATCTCCTTTGCACCCATTGGGTTCTATAAACGTACCCTTTGGGTTCTATTGTGTCAAGAACCCATTAGGTGCATTATTTGAAAGATGAGCACACACGACACACACACGCAGTACAAATTACGAATGCCGCCTGAGCTTAGAGATAAGCTAAAGAGCGCCTCAGAAGAAAATCACCGCTCAATGAATGCGGAAATTCTCGCTCGCCTTCAAGAAAGCTTCGACAAAGAAAACACCTACACATCTTCTGTTGAAAGTCCTGATCTGACCGAAGAAGTACGCCGGGAGCTGCTGGCCTCGATGATCGCCGAGATGGTTGAGGAGAGGCTTTTGAAGCAGATGGAGGAAAGGGAAAAGAGCAAGAAAGCCTAAACCTTCTCCCCTATTCGCTATCTAAGATGTAGCAATATGCGCTATGTTGTCACGATATACACCAATACCCATGTGGTTTTTGGAAGGAGGTAACCATGTCTATCTCCGCTATGCAGGCGGCCAAAACAGCGTGTGCCGCGTCTGGATGGACGCTGAGCAACCTACAGCTGCACAAAATTCTCTATATCGCTCACATGGTCTACTCAGGCGAACATGGAGAGCCTCTCATTAATGATGAGCGTTTCCAGGCTTGGGACTACGGGCCGGTGCTACCTTCTGTTTACAATTACGCCTCAGGCTATGGCAGCTCAAATATACAGAATATTTTCAATCACATTCCTGACGTTGCGCCCTGGGAAGACGAATACAGGACAATCGTTCGGGCCGTGAATGAGCTTGGCCCCCTCGACCCGTTCAGGCTGGTTGATATTACCCACGAACCTATTTCAGCGTGGGCGCACGCGTATGCCCCCGGCATGCGCAACGTTGTCATCGATCAAGAAGCGATCCTAGATGAGTACCGAGCCCGATTCTCCGAAGCCTGACCGCTTCCGTACTCTCGCGAGTAAAAACACGGCCTCTGCCCCTGAGAATGCAAGAAGTACGGCTGAGGTGGAGCTTGAAAAAAAGCTGGCCTTCGAGCGGGATGCTCGCAAAGAGGACAGATTTGTTTTCATGATCATTCTGGTGGTCATCTTCAATGCGTGGGGATTGCAAAATGCATCTACCTGGACCCTGCCGCTGTTGATCGGCGTTCTTCAACTGTTCGCCCTTGTGGTCTTGGCGCGGCGCTTTGGTGTCCAGGAAATCCAGTATTGGCTTAACCAGTTCCTGGCGCACATGGGGCCGGGTAGCGCAAAAGCTGAGCGGCCACAGCCTAAACCAAAGGATGAGCCGAAGCCTGTCGAGCCATCCGGGCCTCATAACAGTGAAAATAAGCTATAGCGGGCCAAAACAAAAGGAGAGAGCGGCCGTGAGACTATCGAGCATAGCGGTTTTGATTGTTGCTATTTCTGGCATATCTGGATGTGCATCCCAAAAATATCAAGCAAATATAGATAGCGCTCAAGCAAGAATCGACTCTTTGTCACAGTACAGATTAGAGCATCTAGCAATATCGCCATCTAATCATGAGAACTTTGATTCCGCCACAGCAATTTGCGGGTCCACTTTCGTCTCGTACCGCCAGGATATACTGCAATCAATCGATACAAGCAGCACAGCAAAAGCATCTTCTAGCCTCATTAAGGCAAGGCGCGAAATGGCCGACTTGGAGAAATGGCTAGATGGGTGCGCAAGTCACTATGGAGTTCAGATAGTTGCACTGATGAAGTCTCCTAGTGATACAGATGGGCTGTCTACATCGAGCTGGCTGGGTCGGCAGCACGGCGCCATGATGGATCGCAGAATTGCTGCTAACCATTTAAATAGACATAGAAGTGAGATGAGGCAATTGAACCAAGCTATAGGCATGGCTTTAATGGTCGGAAGTTCGGCATCTTCGACCCAATATCAATATATCAACCCTTACATCAAGAATGATGGCACCTATGTAGACGGTCACTTGCGGTCTGCGCCAAACTCCTTTTGCTACGACAACTTAAATGGATGCTAAGTGGAGTGGGTATGAATAAAGATGGAGTTATAGCAGTGTTGGCCATCACGCTGATAATCACGGTCATGCTGTACATATCAGCGCTGGACGACATAAAAACCGCTGAGCGTTATGCCCAGCGGTTTTACCAGATGCTGCCTGAAGAAAAGCAGCAGGAGATAATGGAAGCCTGGGAGACGCGCCAAGAATTACTTGGCGACGCTCCCCAGTCTGATCGTTACTGAACCGTCCCCTCTGCCTGGTTATAAAGCAGGTTAAAGAAATCTACCTCGCTATCCATCGCGTCTTCAATCTCGTCGAGCTGTTCGTCGCGTTCTTCAGGAGTAAGGCGCTCATCGGCCTCGATGGCGTCACGCACCTTGCGTAGTTCTGTCAGCGTTTTTTCAAGATCTTTCGCCATATCAAACAGCGCTATCTTGCCACCATGCTCGTCATAGAAGCTGCGTGCCTCCTCTCTAGGCAGATTGATAAACTCCTCATGCAGCTGCCCGACCTCGGTGCGGCGCTCGTAGAACGTTTGAATATCGCCGTACTCATTGACCTCAGACTTGAATCGACCCACAAACGGAATGCGGTGGGCGTCGATGGTCTCGCCAGTCGCTGTGCGTTTAATGCTGTCGGCCACTTTCTCGGTAAACGACCAAGCACCGCCGCCATAATAGTTAACCACGTGCTGTAAAACGTCAGGGCTAACATCAATACCGCCTGACCGGTACTCGCTGCCGCCTGTCAGCTCGTTAATAAACTGGGCAAAGCTTTGGTAAGCCGATGGTGTGGAACGAAAAGCAAGTGAGCTATCGGGCTTGGGCGTGCCGAACGGGAAATTCTCTTTGAAGATCACGCGGCCTGCAAAGTCCTCATTGACTGCCACCTGGGTCACCGAACCTAACAGCGTAGGTGTGAGGTTTTTCATCACCAAATTGGATGTATCCTCTGAATCCTGGAAGCCAATAGGTGAGAAGCTACCAAGAATGGCCAGCGTCATGTCCTTGCCTGCCTCCGTCAGTGATGATTTGCCCGACATAACGGATTCAGCATGCGTACCTATGTTTGAGAAGACGTTGTATCCATAAGGCAAAGGAATGCGCACATAGTCCTTGCCGCCTGTCATGATGATCAGGTTACGCTCCTTGACGTGGCCGGGAATTTTGTCATAGAACAGCTCGCCGTCATCATCCTCGTCTGACATCATGCGGTTGAACATGGCCATTGCGTAACTGCCTACGGCCATGCCTACCGCTAGCTTTTGAGCGGCATTCATGCGGCCCCAGATATTCATCCGATTACCACCCATCGGCGTATCCTTGACAGTGGCCATGGTGCGGGCGACGTTCATGGTGCCCTGGATGGATGCGTTAGCGAACATGTACGCAGCATTAAGCGCAGTGCCGGCCTCCCCTCGGCGGTTAAAGTTGACCGTTAGGTTTTTGGCCAAGCTGGCGGCCTTCTTGCGGCTAATGCCTGCCCTGCGCGCATTGACGTAGGCGGATAGGCGCACCGCGTTTTCAACGGAGCCGTTCATGTTTTCCACGAAGTCGGCTACGGTCTTCTTCGCCTTCAGCATATTGCCCATAGTGCCGCCGTTCTCACGGCCAATAATGCTTTTGATCTCTTTGGCTTGACCAGCCAAATCCTTCATATCGAAGTAGCCTGTCTTGGCCCCATCCTCGATAAACTCATCGAACCAGCGATCCCACTCAGTGTTTCGTGATGCGTCAGGGTCAGCAAGCCCTCGATAGGCTGCCTTCATGGCGCGGGGAATATCTCTCGCCGTCTGCCTGGCAATCTTCTGGCCTTTTATCTTGCCGTCGTCCCTGGTCTGCTCTGCCGCCACGTTCAGAAGCGCCGTCTGCACGTCTCGGGTAAAGTTGGACAGCATGAACTCAGGGTTATAGCTGGTCATCATAGCGGATAGAGCGCGTGTGCCAGCTGCGGCAGTACGTACCAGCAGGTTGTTCTGCTCTGGCCCTACATTGCGCATTGCGTTCAGCAGGCGCTGGTCGTTGATCTTAATGTAGTATGTCCGGCCCGCCTTCTTGGTTTTGAAGTAACGCTCGTTCATTTCCATGGCTACCGAGCGCTCTTCTACTTCAATGCGTTTGGTGCCGTCTGGATTAGTGCGCTCGACCTGAGTGCGCTGGGTGTCTGGATTGTTGTTGGTGAACACCTGCCACAAATCGGGGTTGGGGTTATCCGTGATCAGTGATAGCAAGGCATTGCCAACTTCGTTTTTGCGCTTGCGAATAACAGACTCAGTGGTATCGACAATCGCTTGCGTAGAAGGTGAAGCCGCTTTTGATAGGCGACCAAGCGCCGTTTTAGTTTCTCGCCCACCGATCTCATAGCCGCGACCAGAACGCATCCGGCCACTGCCGTCCTGGCCCACAGGAACATCTTCATCATTTGCCCAACCTTTCAACGGTACGTAGTAGTCATAGCTGGCATCCCAAGCATCTAGCACCTCATCCGTCTCCAGTCCGCCTTCGCGGATGATCTCGCGGCGATGTGCCAGCATGTCATCCACGATAGCGGCCAAGCGCTCAAGCCGGAGCTTCTTGCCGCTGCTTTCGGCCTCTTGCATGATGGCGGCCGCTTCGGCATTCGTCATGCCTGAGCCGCCATCTGCGTACTTGGGATCATTAGGATTGCGTTCAGCTATTCGGGCATTTCGCTCTGGAGCATGACGAGCATAAAGGTAGGCGTCCAGCTCTTCTTGCTGAATGCCGCGCGCAGCCATGCCTTTGGCTAGCTTCTCGACGTAGTTGCGGCTTAGCTCATTCAAGTCACGCTCTGTTTTGCCGTGGAAAAGCTCCTCCGCTAGGTACACATCATTGTCTTCATTGATGTTGCCACCGGCTTTTTTAATAGCTTCTTGCGTGACTTTGAGGCGGTTCATTTTGTCAGCGATTTTGCGCAGCGCGGTTTGGCTTAGCGACTCATCTGGTAGCGCAAAGTTAGCGCTGTCGTTGACGTAGCCGCCGCCAGGGGGCGCTGAAAGGCTAAACAGCAGGTCATTACTATCAACGCCATCAGGATCGAAAGCCGCCTGAGCTGAGCGGACGTCTTCCGTATTAAACAGCACAATCTCTTGCGAGCCATCCCTATCTTTTAGCTGAGTAACAACACCATCAAACCCCATGCTGCGCAACTTTTCCGTAAGCGCCTTTGAGTCTTCTGGCGTTGCGTTCATCATGGATTTCTTTTTATCAACTGGTACTCGCAAAAGGGATGACGGCTTAATTAATAGCGGCATGACATTTGGCTCAGCCATGCCTGATTTCATGTTGGAATAGCTGCTGGCGAAATCAGGATTATCAATAACGTAGATACCTTGTCCTAACCACCCTGCATCCTTTTGGCTCAAGTGACCAATCTCAAATGCGCTTATGTCTTCGGCTGTTCCATGGTAGAAATTCTGCGGTACTCCTCTGGATAATCCCGCTTCATTGCTTCCTCGGTCATTCCGTAGATCGCCTCGAAGTCCGTCACCTGGTCGGGTGGGTACTTCTGAGAGAGATCCCGAAACATCGCTTCTAGTTCTTTCCGTTCTTTCTCGGAAGGTAATTTGCCCGTCATCATTCATCTCCGCTGCGATTGCTTCATCGATAGAGGCAATGTAGCCCATATCGCGGGCGCGTTGCATCCGGCCTTCCTGGCTCATATCCAATCCTTTGGCTTCAGCCCGCTGCCATGCTGTGCTTTCTGAACTGCGATTATTCAAGCTGAATAGTGGTACGTCTGAGTCGCTGGCCTGCTGCTGGCGGCGTAGGTATTCCCGCGAACGCTCAGAAAGCTGCATAACGTCCCTGTCAGTCCAATTCATGTTAGGAAAGTAGCGACGCAACAGCTCACGAATTTTAGCCACGGCGCGGCGTATTACGTTAGGCTGCCAGCCCTTCTCGGTGAGGTGGGCGACCATCTCTTCAGCGATGGTAAGCTGATGTTCAGGGTTGGACTGATCAAGGAACGGGTAGCTTTCTAGCACTTCGTTCAGCGCCTCGCGTCCTCGCGGATCTAATGGTAGCGAGTTATAGACTTGGCGCATGACTGTTTCTAGCTCGTCGCCCAGCACACCACGAACCCCCTTGTGGCCGACTGCTTCATGCACAGCGGTACGCACACCTTCTTCCACGCTGGCGACGTTATCGGCAATCACGTAAAGATCGCCGCCTATAAACATGCCGCGAACGTCGCGAGGATTAACGCCGCGAAGCATCATGCCTATAAGCGCTTCGGGCGGTAGTTCTTTTGTTGACTGGATAATGCGGGTGCCAGAAAGCTCTGGGGCATCCGCAAGCGCGGCGGTAATATCGGGAGCGCGTGGAGCGACGCCAGATTGAGAATCCCCCGGCTCTGGGTGCGTGCTGAACAGGGCATCCTGTTCCGCTGATGCGCCAGTGGTTTCGCCGGGGATCACCTCCGCAACCGGACCTCGGCTTCTGCGGCTGGCTTGGGTCCATTCGCCTTGACTGATCATCAGCGAACTGCCGCGCT